CTCTTACATCTCTTGGTTTATCTACATCAATATTTGTTGTTCCAGCTAAATTAATATCATATCCATGTACATATGCCTTTCCTGATGATACTTTTACTATCATTAGGTCATCACTTGGAATATTTCCCTCTTCAGTAACTTCATATCCTTTATAAACACCCTCTACATCTATACCATCATCTAAAGAATTTTCAACTTGTACATTAAATTTATTAACTGTGTAGTTACCTGACTCTTCATAAGTTCTTTTAGCAAAATAATCTCTTAAAATATTATAATCTGAGTTTTGTACTTGAGTTTTTATTTCACCCTCATCAAGTTTTATTAATTCAATAAAATTAGTATCATTATAATCAGTTAAACCTTTTTTTGCTAATTGAGTTTCAATTCTTAATCTATCTGCACCTGGTGCAGCAAAATTTGAAAATCCTCTTGCATTATCATATAATGATCCTTCATCTTTTGCTGTTATTAATTGTTCATCTATATTAAGACCAACTCTATATGATGGAAAACTATCATATGGATCTAATACAATTTTATCAGTGCTAACATCAACAAATTGCCCTCTTATAAAATAAACACCTTGTTCAATAGATACTGAAGATCCTCTAAATGAAGCTTCATTCTCAATTAATGATAAAACACTTTCTCCTGCATTTATTACTGTATTTCCATAAGTAAAAGTTTCTTCAACTATTAAATTTTCACCGTCTTGCAATCCTAATGCAAGATTATCAGTTCCAGCATCAAAATAAGTTACAAAAATAGTTAAATCAGTTATATCAGAATTATCTTCTGGATATAAAAAATCATCAATTGTTAATATAACTCCAGTTATTGACCCCCTTAATCTAAGACCTTTTAGTTCATTTAAATATAATGTTACTGGAGTTCCTAAATGTTCTTCCTCTATTTTTATTGAATAATAATTATCATTATAACTAATACCACCAGGAATCACCATTGATCCCTCTTTGAAAATATGACTTCCAAAAGATTCGAGTTGATTCTGTAATCCTGATTGAAGTGTGGTTAGTTCTCTTGCTTGTACTGGAAATCCAGGTTTAAACAATACTTTATAAAATTGATCATTAGGATCAAAATCATCATAGTAAGGACTTATATTTAAATTTGTTTTTTGTGCCATTTTTTAAAATTCCAAGATGATTTTGATGTCTTCTTTTTGTCTAGAGTTTCTAGTTATAACTGGTCTATTATCTAGGTAAACAACTTCACCAGACCCTTTATTTATCTCAGGGTTAGCAAGACCATTTTCAAAGTTAACTCCTAATGAAATAACTTTATTTCCAGTAGGATTTGTACTAATTCCAGTAAAGTTTTGGTCAACAGAACCTGAAAAACCACCGTCAGCAATAATTTTATCAGCACTTGATTCAAATGCTAAAACTTTTGATTCAGTAGTGATACCTAAATAATCTGTTTGATCACCAGTTGTTTGATTAAAAACAAGAGAACGATCTTGATAATACTTTAAAACACTAGTATCAGTATCATAAGATACGATATATCCTTTTGCTGTTCCCTGAGTTACTGTTTGTTCTATTTTTTCTCCAATTACTGGTGTACCACTAGGTGTTATTATCTTAATCGCATTTACTGATGAAAATTGATTTTGGGTGTAAATAGAGGTATTTCCAATGGATGTAGGATTTTTTATAATACTTATTTGTGAAAATTTAGTATCTGTTGGAAAATCTTTTGTTGAATCATCAAATCTTGCAAAAATTAAAAGTTTATCAGTTCCTAATTCTTTATATAAATCAAATCCATGACCTTTTGATGGAGGGATAATTGGAATAAGTTTTGCTCTTGTTGTTGGATTACCTAAACTTCCCAAATCAACCATACCATAAGTATATCCTTGACCACCTGATGAAACATTAGTTTTAGTAATCTTTCCCTCACTATCAGTATCAATTACAACTTTACCCCCTGTACCATCTCCAATAATATCAACTTCTACACCAGATTGATTCTGAGTATAACCAAATCCTTGTTTGTCAATATATACTTTTCTTATTTGGTTGTTATTTACTGTTGAATCACCATTTTCTCTAACAGATTGAATTTGTAATGTTGTTGAAGTTGACCAACTACCAGGAACTGAAATATATTCTGTAGAATCAAATTTTATAATATCACTTGGTGGGACAGTAAACAAGTATTTCCAAATATAACCATCTCCACTCTCTCCAGCTCTAGTTGGTTCAAGATCTGTAAAAACAGGTTCATCTTGAGAGGCATTTCCTGTTGTGTTTATACCACTTGAACCATTATCAATACAAATATAGACATCAAAATTTTGATTCATTACATAATAACTTGAATCATATAATCTTGAAGAACCTGTTATTGGTGATGGATTTTTTAAACTGTAATCATGACGATACATTTCATATTTTGTACCTTGAGTCCAGTTTCTTCTTGATATTAATCTTCTAACATTATCAGATGTTACTTTTTTACCAAAACTAGCAGTATCACCTACATGATTGCTATAATTAAAATTATCTATTGGATTTGGTGTCTCATTATCCCAATTATCACTTCTCCCAAAACCTACAACAGGTGTAGTAGGATTAACTAATCCCACAACAACATAATATGAGTTTGTAGAGTTTTCAACAGTCTCTACAAAATTATTTGCATTTAATATTCTAAATTGATCAGTTACAATAGCAGCCATATCTTCAGCTTTTTTCTATATTTATACTAGCCAAGATCCTTTCTTAAAGCACCAGAGTCTCTAAGTCCAAAATCTCTTCTTTGAATTGTTGGATAAGATGAGATGCCTGAGTAATGAATATTACCTGTAACACCTATTGATATAGGATTTGAGGATCTATTGAGGTTTGTTAAACGACCCCATGAGAACCCACCTATAGCAGTTCCAATTCCAACTGTAGCAGCAACGCCTGTTGTATTTACACCAGTCATTATGTTGCATATTATAGTTTTATTACCAGGATTTATATCATCAACAAGATAAATGTTGTCAACACAAGTTGTCCCTGTAGAAACTATAGCACCATCATTAAATACGGAGGTTACTCCATGACCTACCTGAGTATCAAAGATATAAATTGGATAACCAACTTTTAAATCTGTGAATGTAGCACTAGGATTACCTGTACCAGTACCCAAATTTTCATTTAATGTAAATTTAAGAGCTGTTGCATTCCCATTTACTCCGCCAGTCACACCAATACCAATAATATCCCCATCAAATCCCTCAATAGTTGATATTAAATCAACATCCTCTTTCTTTATAGTTGGGAATGGTGCTAATACTTGAGGAGGTTTAGTTTGAGTATATCCAAAACCAGGATTGGTAATAGTAACTGTATTTAGGCGACCATTTGATATAGAAACTGTTGCTGTTGCAGTTGTAAGACCAGAGGGTGGTGAGGTTGATGTAGTTATTGAATAATAATTATTAGTTGCTGGTGCTGATATTGAAACAGTAACAGCAGAACCTACAAAACCATTACCAGCATTAACGATATCTAATGATTGAATTGTACCAGCAGCAGAAACTACTGCTGTTAGTCCAGCAGCAACTAAGTCGGTTGATTCGACTATTAAACCACCAACTGCACCAATATCTATAGATCCAAAATCTTCTTCATAATTAAATAAAGTCGCATTATCAAGATACAATATAGTATCTCCCACACCAACATCAGATATAATTTTTGCAGTTGGATAAACTAAAGATTCAATTGAGTCTCTTGATTTAAATACAAATTCACCATTAATTTTTTTATCTCTCTTTTGTTTTGTCCAATGTAAAGGTTTAAAGTTTATATCATCAATACCAACACCATTATATAAATTTGTTTCAACCTCATCTGAAGTAGAGATAGAATATATGACTCTTGGTGTTTGAGTTGTTGTAATACCTGAATTTTTAATTAATTGAACAGAATCACCAACTTTTATTGTAGGTGCAACTGATGCTCCAGCTGATACTTGAACAGCATCAACACCTTCAGTTCCTTTATAAAAGAATATATCAATTACATCTGTTGAACTTGGAGCTTGTGAAAATTCAAAAGAAGTTCCTCCATCAAAACTGTATGCTTCACCAGGATCTTGTACAACACCATTTACAAATATTAAAAGTAATGATTTCAAATCAATCAAAGCTGATGAGACATTTAATTCATCTGTTTCAAAACTGAGTAAATTTCCATTGTATATTATTGGGAATCTTTTTCTAAAACCATCTTGAAGTTCCTTAATTGAATCAATAAAATCAAATTGTCCAAAGTTCCATGAAGAATATTGGTCAGTAAAGACATCTAATACTGTCAATTCAAAATCACTTATTAATTGTGAAGTGTTTAAAAATCTGTCAGTCACTAATCCAACAGGTTTAAACACATCACCTACTTTAAAATTATAACCTTGATTATCTAATTCAAAATTAGATATAATATTTGATGTTGAACCTAATCCAACTGTTGTAGCTCCAGCACCTACGTCTAAAGTTAGAGTAACTCCATTACCTGTATCTGTCGTAGAACCAATTCCTCTCCTTGATACTCCTATTATTGGAAGATTAGAATATGTTGGTGATTCAACAAATATTCTTGGTTTAGTATAACCAGTACCTGGATTATTGATAGTAAATTTAAGAGCACCACCTGTTCCTGTATTTGTAATACCTACGTTAACTGTGAATGTATTTGTTGTTTTTGAAGTAATTGCTAAAGTTTTGCCATGTGCAGGATCTCCTCCACCTGAACTTGGTGTTGGACCAGAACGGGGATAAGAATGATCGGTTGAAAAATTATCTTGAGCACATCTAAATACAAATCCATTTGTAGCAAGACCAACTGTATCACTTGTTGTTAAACCGTGAGATGCTTTTGTAATTACTAAATCTCCTGTTGCTGGATCATATGTGGCATTTGTAGGAGTAAGAGAAAGACCTCCAGTAACTGAAACAGCATTTGCTACTGCACTTACAAAAACGTGAGTATTAGAAACAACCTCTGCTGAAATATCAGCACTTGCTCCATTTCCAGATAAATCTGTAACAGCAACAGAAACTGGATTTCTATAACCAGAACCAAATGATAGATCATTTAAATATTCAAATGCAGTTCCAGAACCAACATAAGTATGCGCCTGTGTGCTAGCTCCTATACTTACGGTGAATGTTGTTGCAGACAATATTCCTGTAATACCAAATGATAAATCATCTGGTATCGTTAATGAAGGTGTAAAGTTCAAACCATCAAGTCTCACAAACTCATTAATATCACCAAAATCATGGTTGGATGATGTGGTAATTTCTAATTGTCCCGTTATATTATTATATGATGCGGTGCTTATGCCATATGAACTACCAGTTGTTCCAATACCAGTAAGTCCTATAATTGAACCACTACCATTAATGGTTGCTTTTACCTTTGCACCAACAAGATTCGCAACACCCAATCCACCAGTAGATCCTAATGATACAATTACTCCACCTCTAGGTAGTTGATTTTGATTTACATCAGTATCACTTACAATCAAACTACCATTTGAAGATGTAATTCCTGTGAATACTACATTTGTAGATGTTCCAGCTCCAATCGACGCAAAATTATAATTATTGCCTAAATTATTGAAAGTTGTAGGTGTTTGGAATATTCCATTTAATAATAAAATACTACTTCCAGTATTAATTCCAACTGTATCTGCTCCTCCTACTTTTACTCTATATGATTGATCTATACCATTAAAACTATCTGATATATCATCAAATATTTGATTAGTACTATAATCTTGTCTCAAATAAACTCTACCATTAAATGTTGATCTAACTGGAGTTAGATTTGATGGAGTTCTTTGTGATAAATTTGTTCCTCTTGGTGCTTCAGTAAAATGAATTGTACTATCAACTATATTATAACTCCCTGAATGAAGTCTAGCTATATCACTAGCACTATGATTAGTTGCTGCAGAACCAATATATCCCCTTACAACCTCAAGAATTTTAACATCTCCACTTTCAGTTATCGGACCAACAGATGTAGTTCCTAAACCAACATTTGTGATCTCCATGTATTCATCATTTATTTTAATTGTATCACCTGTGGTAACTGAAGAAATACCAGTAACACTGAATGTTGTTACACTATCATTAATATCAAATTCAAGATTTGTAGTTATTGGAGTAAATGCGATTGGAGATTGTATTACACCGTCAAGAGATATAAGAGCCTTTTCATTTTTCTTAGACATTTCAAATTCATGACTATTACCAGATCCTGAACCTGTGAATGATAATGCTATTCCTTTTAATGCATCAGGTTTTGTTTTCGCAACCTTAAATCTATCTTTATTACCACCATCTTTTATTACAAATAATTCAGTTCCTGCTGCTAAAGTTCCTCCTGCTGTTGTAATACCTGCTACTGATACACCATCAAAAGTAGAACCAGGTGAATATATTATTTTTTCACCAGTTTCAAAGAAATGATCAATAATTGTAAATTGACCTATTGCTAAATCTAAAACTGTGGGGTCAGATGGATTAAAATTCTTTTGGAATATTGGTTTTGAATTAGATTGTAATATAAAACTTGATTTATTTGCTCTACTTCCGTTTATAGCATCATATTGTGCTAATGATAATGATTCAGTCACTGTTCCATATTGTAAATCAAGAGGTGGATTTATCAAATCAATGTCTTTATGGAATAATTTATTTAATACTTGAATTTGTACATTATTTGTACCACCAGTAAATTCTGGATCTGGATGAAAATTAAAGTTCAAATCTGTTCCTTTTAATGATGATGAGAATGTCCCTATTCCTGAAGTACTACCTATAGATAAAAATGGATATTGAGTCGTATGAGTATCAGTTTCATTGTGTGCAACCATTACTTGATGCAAAGCACTAGTAGAACCACTCGATACTCTTATGATACTCTTGAAACTAGTTATTTCTTGTAACTGATATGATGATATTGTTGAAGAAGTAGATACATTAGCAAATTTAGATTCAAATCTTACAGTTTTTTCAGTTTCATCAGATTGACCCTGTGATTTAAATCTATATGTTCCAATACCTGCAGCAGTCGTACCGATACCAATTACTGATGTTCTAACTTCGATTTCATTTGATTCATCATTTTCAAATTTTATTCTAAATGCACCTGTTGATATACCAGCAGTAAAACTACCAATAAAATTAGAAGTAAATGCTTGTTCTGAATCACTATAAAATTCAGATAAGAAGGTATTTGTGCCATCATGAGTTGCATATAATTCTACAAAATTTGTTTCTGAAGTAGCAGGATTTTTAACTTCTGCAGAAACAAAGAATGCATCAGTATTTGCAGTATTTGAAGAAATTATTTCTGATGTTGAAGCAGTTGATACAGATTTATTACTTCCTATTAAATTAATAAATCCTAAAGATTGTGTTCCAATACCTGATAAATCTGTATTAAAAGTATTTTGGAAAATTTTTAAATCATAATCATTATTATCAGGATCATCTGGAGTAAATATTAAGTTTACTAAATCATTTGAATCTAATTCAAATTTTAAAGTTCCTAATTCTGACGATGTGTTATGAACTTTTGTTTGCTCTGCTGTAAAAACATCATTTTCATCTCTGAATAAAACAATGTCTGATAATTGTATATTTTTATTAAATGGATTTCTTGTTTGTATCAAATATCTTGCGAAACTAGTGTTTATTGATATATCTAATAATTTGGCTAAGATAGTTGATGAGTTTGAGAATAACGGACTAATATCATCTATTTCTAAAACTCTATTTGTTCTACATTCGATGTATGGTGATAATTTTGTATTCTGTAATTTTAAGAATTTTGATTTATTATTTACAACGTCAACATCCAAAGCAAAATCAAAATTGTTTATAGTGTCAACTCTTTTTTGATCAATTATGTCAAGTGCTAAAGTATCAAGAAACGTAGTAGTGGTGACTCCAGCATTAGTTGTTGATGTTACACCCACATCAGCAAAATTTTTCAATCCACTTGTATGTAATAGTCTATTGACAGGATTTATTAAATCATCAAACGTTTTTGAACTTTTAATTGAATATGATAAATTTTGATAATAATCATTATCAGGTAGTACTTGATAATCTTGATTTAATTTACCAGTATTTTTTCTCCACCCTTGATCTTGTCTAAGTGAATAGTCTATCAAAAATTCACCTGAATTTTTAGATATTTGATTTATAGTAGCTATATTTCCACTATTAGCACCTCTAATTCTTTGACCAGCAACTAATTCAAAAGCTCCAGGTTCATCTTCAATAATTTTAATAAATTCATCAGTTGATTCAGATACAGATAATTCGACTGGTGTGAAAGAATCTTTAATAAAAGCTGATAATTTTTCACCCACTTTAAAATTAAATATTTTCTGAGTAAGTTTAAAAACAGGATAATCATCTTTTTTAATTATTTGTGCAAATGAATTTTGAGCAGTTTTAGCAATACCAGGATTATTTGCAATACCAGATAAATTAAATTCTACAGTTGCTGGATTATTATTAACCATTCTAGAAACTTTGAAAAATTTAAATCCGTTATCATCAGAGTTAAATCCAGTTCCTTCAGAGATAGTTGAATGAGTATATTGTAGAATGCCCTCAACAAATATTTCTTCACCAACGGAAAATGGTGCAGTACTAAAACCTAATATTGGTGTTACTAAAGTACAAGTAACGATACCTGTTGCTGAATTAAATTCAACACTTTGTATAGATGCTCCATTACTATTATTCAATGTAAATATTTCGTGAGTAACTGGGGGTAAACCTCTTGGTGGAACAACTATAACTGGATCACTTACAGAACTTCCACGTAAAGATGCATTTATTGATCCAGTTATATTTTTTAATCCAGTATCTGGATTTACAATAACAAAGTCTGGAATTGTAGTATAATTTTTTCCTCCTGAAATCAATTCAATATCTGTTATTGTATT